CAGAAGACGCCCATACTTGCCAGTACCACCAACAAGTTCAGTCCTAACAGACAACTCATCATCACCAGCCAACGTACCTTCCAGTTTTTCTTTGAGCCAGTTGGTTGCTTCGATTCCAAGAGCCTTTTCCTCTAAGTTTTTGGTTCTCTTTTCTGGAGTATCAACTCCTGCAACTCTAACTCTTTCTTTCTTGTATAAATCAAACCCAAGATCAATGGTAACATCAATAGTATCCCCGTCAAGAACACGATTGATCTCCGTCACTCGGAAGTTGTAACAACTCTTCCTGCTTGGGGGTGTCATGGCTCCCATGTTCTTCTCTCTCATCTATTCCTAATATGTATATGATGACATAAACTGCCATAGCCACAGAAAGGAATACCATAAAAATCACTGACCATACAGGATCATTTGGATTTTCCAAAGGATGTAAAATTAAATTCATTAACAATCATTAAGCATAGAACCAACAGTAGATCCAGTAGCAGAACCTATTCTACCACCCAAAAGTGATACCCAACCAGCTGCTAACCATCCAACATATGGAATGCCAATCACAGCAGGAACACCAACTCCAGCAGCAATACTAGTTCCTGCCATCGCACCTTGTGACCGTGCGCCAGCGTCCGCCACTAAACACTCTTCTTCTTTTGCAGTCAACTTTCCCTCGCCGTCTCCTCCAACACCTCCTAGATTTCTAGTGCCGTCCATAGTGAATTGGTCTTTACGCCATTCACGACGATTTTCATGACCACCACGACCAAAGAATCCTTTCTTTTCTTTATCCAATGATAGAGATTTTTGCGACTCAAGAATAGCAGGATCGTTTGCTTTGTATTCTATACTATAACCTTCTTTATCTGCCTCTACCTTATACGAGGAGTAATCTCCCCTAGGGAAATTAATAACTGGTGCTTCTGGCACTTTGGTTGCTGTAATGATGTGTCCCAGAACACCGATGTGTGCTACGGCAACAACACCACCAACTCCTAATGCAGTCCATTTAAAGAAGGTCATAAGATTATACGGTAGGTTTTACGGGTGGTTCATCATCCTTAGTGATGAACTTGATTGGTGCTTGCTCCACACGAATGGTTTGTGCAGGTGCAGTTTGTGCTGCAGCAGCAATCAATCTTTCCATATCTGCTTTACTGATGCCACCACCAGCGGAAGATCCATTACCATTTCCATTGCCACCTTTCTTTGCTGCCTGAACACCAAAAGTCGCAAGCACTCCGGTAAAGACACTCGCGATAAAAGTTGGATCTAGTTTTTGCTCTGGAATACCGAGTACAGGTGGTAACTGGATGTACGCCAACGTGAGTATTCCGCCGCTCCAAACAAGGATGCCAAGCCTAACAAAAGTAGACAGAATATCAAGTTGTTCTTCTTTGTCACTTGCTGCCTCCTTCATCTTCCCAAGAATACCTTTCTTCTTGGGATCTTCCTTCTTGACTTCTTCAGACATTAACTGCACACAAGGCAGCTTTATTTATGGTTCAAGTATCTCAACACTGATATTACAATTTTTTAATTCATTGTATTTTCTACACAGAACATCACTTGACTGATGTTCCCAACGATGATATGCACTTTTTAAGTTTTGAAAGTAATCAGTTCCACCGCAACCGACCATTTGATCGGCAACGATAGTCTTGATTAACACATCTCTCGTGATATGTGTCATATGTGAATAATTGGTTTCCCAACAACAAATCCTAAATTACAAGACTGAAAAGATTATCACAGGATTTGTCTTGGATGACTACCCGATTTATCTTGGGATTTTATTATTTAGTAAGATAACCATTTTCAACTAACCACTCACGGGTCTTTGGAGTCGGATCATAATCAGACCACATAGTACCTGCAGCACAAGATTGAAGTGCCCTCATAGTCATATTTTCAGTTTTACCTGCCCAGGTTGCTTCCTTCTCCCAAGGAATAGCAGAGGGTTGCAATATATATGCTCTCCGTGCCATCTCTTGCCACATCTCAGGAACATCATCCTCATGATGAATAATAGCAATCAAACTATTGTCAATAGTACCTGCCATACAATCTTGTGCAGCGTGCCATCCTTCGTGACGCATTACACTCATCAATACGTGAGGACGCTTCATGAATGTTTTGTTTAGAAAGAAGTTATTACTTACCGTATGATAAACTCCACGATGTCCTACTGGGAAATATTTTTCATCTGCTAGAAACACGTTAACTCCGACCTGGTTAAGGGCGACAAGCATAGAGTTGAATTCGTTAGCAACAGAATAAAAATCGTCAGTATTGGGATACTCACTAGAAACATCCAAAAGACTGAAGACCTCTTTAACTTCATCCTTACACTCTCTGAGTAACATACATCCCATCGAATGATTGGTATAATATTCGTTATCTTTTAGGGGGTCTGAAAGGGCAGGTAGGGCAACCGCCGCCGCAGCAACCAGTGAGGCAATAATTTTTTTCATAGTTTAAAATACTTGTTATAAAGAGCAGATGCTTCAAGATGTTTACCGTGGTTTGTAAGATATTTAATTCTTTCAAGAATTTTTCTCTTAAAGATTTTAGATGTTTCCTCCATCCTCATCTCCTATGTATTCTAATGATACTACGTCATGATCCTCAGTGTCTGGATTTAACCATTCAGCAAATTCTTGTTGAATAGAATAAGCATCTTCGAGTACATCAATTAATTGATCTTCTGAAGGATCTTCAAGTAAAGTATTAACACGAGTAATTGACCAATTATGGATTACCCAAAGAGTTTGCTCTAAAGTTTCCATAATCTTTTCGCATATAGCGTCCTAGAATGTTACTATTATAGTACGCAGGAGCTCCGTCGTCAAGTGCCTCAGATAATACATTGTTAAGAAACAATTGTTTTGTTTCTTCAAAGTTACAAGTACCTTTGGTTTTATGTAAACTCAATATTTCTCTACTGAAGATCTCTTTACCATATTTTTTTACATCATCTTTCAATTCAGGACAAGATCCATAATATTTTTTCCAATCAGATTCTTGTTTTACTTTTCGTTTTTTACCTGGTGGTGTTCTAAATGACCAAAAATACTTTCTCCCAATGTACTGTCGTGTGTTTGAGAGATTGGTAATTTTATAAACAAAACCAAAGTAGTCCCCAACATCATCAGTATCAAAAGTTCGTTCCAGGTATAACCAAGGATTTTCATAACTCATGTATAACTCATACTATTGTATTATATGAGCTATTATTTATCTTCAAACCTAACAAACCAACTCTACTCATGGAATCAAGTATTGTCAAGCCCTTGATAAATAATCAATAAAGTCATATAATATGGCAGTCTACGTTAATAATATTACTCTCAACACAGGAGAATATTTTTCCAGAGATTTTTATCTGGATAATATTAATGGCACCCCATTAAATCTGTCTGGGTATACGGCAGCATCTCAAATGAGAAAACACCCAGAAAGTGTCAATGCAACAGCAGATTTTAATGTTGGGTTTATAGACAGAGCGAACGGAAGAATAAGAGTATCTTTAGCAACTACAACAACAAGATTAGTAAAACCTGGACGCTATGTTTGGGATGTGATGTTCACTGAAGTACCAGGATCTTCATCAAATGCTGGAGTTTGGTCAACTCTTGATGCAAACAATTCGGGATCATATAGAGGTTTCACAATCAGTGCTTGGTCTTCATTTATGAATACCTATGCGTATTCTAGAGTTCCACAATCAGGATCATTAAGTTCTCAACCAGATCCATACGGTGTAAAAACAGATTCTTATGTTGTTAACTTCCCATATACGGGAGCATATCAAATAGAAGCTGCTGCTGATAACGTTGGAACAGTTACTATTAATAGTACAACTTTCAACGCAGTTAATTATAGTGACACCAATGTTGGAGTAGGTAGTATATCTTTATCGAAGGGTAATCATACAGTTACACTTACACAACAAAATACTCAATCGGGAACAGATAATTTTGCAGATAACCCAGTTGGTTTGGCAGTAAGTATCACATATATTGGTGGAACTTCTCCAGGTAAGAAGAGTATTGTTATAGAAGGCAATGTATTAGCAACACCAGATATCACACCAACTTGTGTGAAAACTGATTACACTTACGATAGATTGGGTGTTATCATTGAAACATCATCTGCTGCTGGATCATCACCTGCAGTAAGTGGTCACGATAATATTGGTATTGATGATATCACCGATTATGGTGTTGTTCATATGGGCGTGAACTTCAATCAATGCAGTATGTTTGATGCTGGCAGTAGCACTACAAGAGACTTACTTGAGGATGCTTCTTCTTTATCTAAAATTAATTCCTATATTCAAGCTGGTGGTGTTATTTGGTTAAACACTGAATGGTGGAATGGTGCCGCCACTGGAAGATCTTGTTCTGATAGAGATAATATCAATGCAATGCTTACACTGCTAGGCACAGAAATAAGGACTACTGTGGACCAAGCATTTATTGGTAATGCTGATAGGTCATCTGAAGTTAGTATAATTAATAGTGGATTCCCACTCACAGAAAATCACAATGCTTCCGTAATATTCACAGGAGGAACTCCCGTATATACAATCGAAAGTGGAAACAAAGTATTATCCACTTACGAAAAAATAGGTCAAGGTATTTTGTTTGTTCAGGGTGATAGTAATATCTTCCCTGGTCCAGCATATCCAGAAACTTATTATAATGCCCTTCGTTCTCTGGTTCTAAATAGTTAGAAAAAATGTCGGCAGTATACGTTCATAATATTACTATAGATAGTGGTACCGACTATGACCAAGAATATGATATGTTTGAGGTCGGTGGTAAGGTTGTAAATCTTAGTAACTATTCTGCTGCTGCACAAATAAGAAAGCATAGAGGAAGTGCAACTTCTACTAGTTTTGTTATAGGTTTTACTGACAGAGTAAATGGTAAAATTAATCTTACTATTCCCAACTACACCACAGCAAAACTTAAACCTGGAAGATATATTTACGATATTCTTTTTACAAAACCAAATGGTGGTAAGGAAATCGTTCTTGAGGGTAGTGTAAGAGTTAGAGCAGGCATTTCAACTGGTTGCTCATTCTCAACTCCCAGTAGTGCTCAGAGACTTTGTATTGGTGTGATTGATGAAAGTGATAGTCAATCAGTATCTGGAATGTCTACAAAATGGGCACAGTTTAGATCTACATATCCAAATAGAATATTCTACCTACTACAACCAACCACAGTTGGTTTTGGTGTGAGTGTCAATAATACAAATTATAATACGTTGAGATGCCCAAGTAACTTCTTGACAGAAACCACCGTAAACGTTCCACCTCTTATCTGATATGTCACAGCAAGGATTTCCTGGAAATTTCATAATGCCAGACAATAATGCAGATTTTAGTTATAGTAATCTCATTGTAAGTAAAACTGCTATAGAATCTGCTGCACAAGAATTTTCCAACGATGCATTCAATAATGAATTTTCTGATCCTAACGTATCTGACAGTTTAAGAACTCAAGCTAATGGACTTGCAACAGCTGCTTTAATGTTGGCACAATATTATATTCAACAAATTACTTATCAACTTCCTAATGGTCCAGGAACACCAGGAAATCCTATAGAAGTTCCATATGATGATGAAGTTAAATGTAAATTTATACAATCATTAGGATCAAATCCATCTGCGTCTGGTTTATTTGGAAATTATAATGCATTCTCTAGAAATTTAGATGGTGTTGCAAATGTGTTTCATAATCTAGGTAGAAAGAAGGGTGCTTTTAACTGGAAAGCAAATGGGGATTTGGAAATAATAGACACCTATGTATTCACCGGAATGGATGATCTTGGTGCTGCGCCAACACTTGATCAAAGAAAAAGTGTTCAGGGATTTTTTAATTGGTTGGTAAAATATTTTATTGGTCTTGCTGTCGGAGCACCTTTGGTGCCGCTTGCAATACAAAAAGGTGTTCAAAATAATATATCAAAACTACTATATTGGGCATTTGGAGTTTATGGAGATGACGCTTCAATAACACAAAATTTTAATCTTTTCAGATGGGCAGAAGTATTTGGAGTCAATGTTACTAACATTGGTGCAATAGAACAAATGGAGTTCAAAGTTACATTCACACCATTAGAAATATGCAAATGTAACAAAGAATTATTTCTTGCAGCAATACGTGATGGTTTAATTCCATTTTCAGTATTATCAACTATTCCATTGGATGGTACTTGTGGATTTGAATGTGCATCTCGTCCTGTTGGTGCCGGACCCGATGCACTTGGGTTCTTACAAAATTATCTACCTGAAAATAGAGTTCTGTCTACATCTACAAGTGGGTGGACGTTCGGTGGTGGCGGTAACTATCCAAAACCATTTACAAGTTTTGCTCAAAGAGTTCAAGAGGCAAATGATATTCACGGACCATATGCGATGGTTGACTTTGGTAAATTTTCAGATGGAACAAGTAATAGGATATCGGGAAGAATTAACTATCTAAGTATTGTATGTGCTGGAGCACCAAACGAAGTTGGATTTATTCACGTAGACTGGTATAATGCAGATCAACCAAAACCAGCAGCATATGGAAATAATCTAAGTAAAGCAG